GTTCTGTTTGGCTTGAAAGATGGCAAAATGGAGTGTGCACTCTTAACGATTGGATAGTGTCGAATGATGGAGATAAGGGTATAGGAGCGATATATGAGAAGAAAATACTAGATTTAACTCCAGATGAATTATCTTTAGTGAAAAATATTTTAAATTTGAAAGGAAATGTCGATACTTCAGGACAAAATACAGCAAATAAAGCAGAGGGCAGCTCCAATTTCGTTTAGCACAATAGCGATAAACGAAAAAGAGGACGTGGTTACTTTGGAGGACAGAGTAATTCGAGGATATCTAGTTAAGTGGGGCAACAAAAATATGTATGATGAAGTATTCGTCAAAGGGGCATTTTCTAAATCTATTCGAGAAAGAGGACCAGGAAGTCAAGCGAAGTATAAGATTACTTTTTTGTGGCAACATAACCAGCATGACCCATTAGCATTATTTGCAATTCTTAAAGAAGATGACTTTGGTTTATATTTTGAAACCATGCCACTTGATGACGTACCAAATGCTGAACGCACAATCAAACAAATCAAGTCGGGAACATTAAATCAGTTTTCAGTTGGATTTGATTACGTTTGGGATAAAATAGAATATGACGAGAAAACAGATTCTTTAGTTCTTTTAGAAGTTGATTTATTTGAGGGTAGCGTTGTAACTATTGGTGCAGATATGGAAACATTCGCAATTAGAAGCAAGGAAGGACTTTCGGATTTACATGATGACATAGAAGATTTTATAAATCAAATACCTAGAAAAGACAGATTACAAGCTAGAAAGCTATTTGCTTTACAAAAATCACTTATACCAATTGAGCCGTTTGAGCAACGCAAAAAAACACTCAATGAGGATAAGAAAGATAGAAAAGCAATAGATTATAGTTATTTATTAAATTCACTTTAAAAAATTTACACATGACACCAGAAGAAAAAGTTGCTCATGATGCGTTGCTCGAAAAAGTAAAAGAGACCGCAAAAACAGAGATTGAAGCTAGAGGCTACCAAAACAAGGAGTCTGTTCAAGCTCTTTTAGATACAGCCTTGAAAGGCTTACCGATGGAAGCTTTAAGAGCTTTTGATGGAGAAAAACTAAACACATCTATTAAAAACATTGCTGCTGAACTTGAAAAAGTTAAAAATGTCAGAATGGGTATTGCTGATCAAGATGACTCAAAAGAGTTAATTCAAAGATCAATAAATAAAATGCTATTCCCTGAAGATGGTAAAACATCTGACGTTGAATTAATGATGAGAAGCAAAGGTCAAAGTGGTAATAGAGAGGTTGTTTTAAACATTAGATCAGCTGCAAATATGAGCACTACTAACGTAATTGACCAAAATAACTTTCCATTAGCAATGATTGAAAGCTTCAATGTTATTGACGGAGTTGTTAAGAAAAGACGAGGCACTCAATACATTTTCGACATTGCAGACGTGACTACTGTTGCTGAACTTGAAGAGTACACAACATGGCTAGAAGAAGGTAATAGCGAAGGCGCATTTGCAATCGTTGCTGAAGGTGCAGTTAAGCCTTTAGTGTCTTATGCCTTAGTTCGTAACTTCGCCAAAGCTAAAAAAGTAGCTGCAAAATATGTGATTACTGAGGAGTTCGCAAAATTCAGAAAGAAAGCTTTATCTATCATTCAGAACCTTATCAACGATAAGATTTTGAGAGATTATGCAGCTATTTTAACAACCGACCTACAAGCCTTAGCGGCTTCATATGTCGGCACCTCTTTAGATGATACCTTTGTAGCTCCGAATGATTATGATGCTATTGGAGCGGTTGCCGCTCAGATTGAAACGTTAAATTTCTTTCCTGATTTATTGATTATCCACCCACAAGATAAATGGAGATTGTCACTAGAAAAAGACTCTCAAGGTCGTTATTTTATGATGATTCCAATGTACAACCCTGATGGACTTGTTACAATGATGGGATTTAGAGTTTTAACCTCTACTTACCAAACTATTGGAACTTTCACATTAGGAGAAAGCGGATTGTTTAAAATTGAACAAGAATCTTTGACTATTCGTTTAGGCTATGGTATTGATTACACTACTGCGGTTGTTTCTGGTACTTCAGTTGTAACAGCAGTATCAAGTGACTTTGATAACAATAGAATGCGTATTATCGTAGAGAATTTCTTTAAAGATTATATTGCTACTAACAATATTGGTTCATTCGTAACGGCTTCTTTTGCAACTGTTAAAGCGGCACTTTTAAAACCTTAATACTTTAAGCCATGGCGCAAGAAAAAAGAGAACAAAGGATAATTCCAGCAGGACAGGAAGAAATCCAACCATTAACAACTGAAAATTCAGTTATTGATGGCGGTACTTTAGTAAGACCCAAAGAAGATACGGTAATTATTGGACTCAAAAACAGCCTATTAGGTGAAGATGTTGAGCACACTGTACATCGTGTATTAGCTGAAAAGTTAGTTTCTAAAGGTCAAGCGAAACTCAAAAAATAACTTCTTATGATTATCAATAGTACATATTTTATCAATGAGATTTTTATAGCGGGTCAAGCAAATAGCGTTGATGTAGACAGTTCACGATCTAAACTTTCGGGATTCATAAACAAATATGAGCCTAAGTTTTTGACAGAGTTATTAGGAGATGATTTATATTCTGACTTAACGGCAGGATTATTAGAAGTTCCTATACCTCAAAAATGGACTGACTTAAAAAACGTATTAGCAAATGACACGACTAAAGAAAGTCCTATTGCTAATTATGTGTACTATTGGTACTTAAGAAATGCGTCAAGTACAACCGTTGAAGTAGGTGAAAGTATGCAACTTACTGAAAATGCTAACCGGGTAAGTTCTATTGATAAGCAAGTGAGAGCGTGGAATGAAATGATTGATCTAAATAAGAAAGTAATTATTTTCTTAAATCAAAACATATCCGACTATCCAAATTGGGGAGCAAGAACACCGATTCACTTCGGATGGGCTTACGGAAACTTCCTATTGTGTAGGGGATATGATTTAATTCAGTACATTAATTCCATAAACTTATGATGATTATTAAGGACATAATCAAAGATGTAGTATCTAAAGTAAGCACCGATTTGCTCAGTCAATTACAGACCTATGATTCAACTATTACGGGCGTTCACTTTATGAATGGACACCCTTTGGAAATCATAAATAGGCTTGTAAAACGTGAGCAAAACGGCATGCAATATGATAAATACCCTTTAGTATGTCTATTCCATGACTTTCCTGAGAAATCATTTGCAGATGGCACTATTGAAGCTACACTACATTTAGCTATTTGTCGGGCAACAGACCCAAATCTAATAGCAGACGAGCGTTACGAAAAGAACTTTAAACCAGTTTTGTATCCTATTTACGAAAAGTTTATAGATAGATTAATTCATCACAAATCTTTTTTAGGATATGCACCGAAGCAAACTATAAAATACGATAGGTTGTTTTGGGGTTCGGATAAGCTCGTGAAAGGTCAAGCGAACGTCTTTAACGATTACTTAGACGCAATTGAAATAACAAATTTAACAATAAAATTAAATACATTAGTATGTTAATTAATGAATTAGCGTGCACGCAGTTGTTCGCAAATACTGGCTACGGTCAGTGTAATTTTATCCCAGACAAAATATTTGGGATGTGGATTGTAAACCCCGACTTTGTAATTAAAGACTCGGATTTACCAGCCTTACAAACGTTCTTAACCAATGCAGCAAGAAATGCAAATAAAGGGCTTAGATTACGTCCTGTAATGGGCTTTGTTGGTGCTGAAGATAGTTCTGAAGAGACGGTAAGACAAACGCTTGGATATGGCACTACTTCGTCTGTAAGGGATGGAGCTTATGCTTGGATGTTCCAATTTGTGCAAGGTGGTACTTGTTTATTGAAAGCTTTGAGAGCAATAAATAGACAATTACCTTATGTAATTTTCGTAGACTCTTCTTACAACCTTATTGGTACTGTAAAAGATGGTGGCTTAGGTGGTATTCCAACGAGTGATTACTGGGCAGATAAATGGAAA